TGCGACACGCCATACCACTCCTGATGAGGCTTGCCTGCGGCTTGGGCCTCGCGGCGGATCTGCACAGCAGAACGCAGCAACTCGTTGGCGTCTTCAATCGTGGTCGTCATTGTCGTCCCTTGGTGAATCGTGGAATGATGCCCGCAACTCCGTATGGTCTACATTCCACCGCAAGAGCATCCACCAACCGCCAAGCGGGCGCGAGCTCATGCCCTTCTCGACGGCCCAGCCATCGGTCAGGCTCTCCTGCTTGTAGGCCGCACTTCGCACGAGGTGGATAGGCCGCACCCGCACAAGCCCCGTAGGCGAGAGCCGTTGCCGGCTGGCCTCAACCATGGTGCGTTGATGAACGTGCCCTGCGTGGATGCAGTCCGCATCAACGTCCACCAAGTACCGCGAGTAATCGATAATTCCGCGTGTTATAGGTCCCCCGCCACCATAACCGTGGTGATACCAAAGCCGGTACAGGGCCGTGCTCGTCTTTCCGGCCTTGGCCCGAAACATCACCCAGCCCGAGTAGCCAGCGGCCCTGCACTTGCTACCACGCACCCGCAGTTGCTCGACGAGCCGCGTGGTCAAGCACGTCTCCATGCGTTTCCGCACAGCCGTCTCGTGGTTGCCCGGCGTTATCAGCGCCATCTGCTCGCGGTACGGCTCTAGGTACTCGGCGCACTGGGTAACAATGTCGTCGTAGTAGTTGCCGCGTTGGAACTCTGGCCTTACGTCCCACTTGCCATTGGAGCGGGGATCGTACTTGCCGCCCATCGCATCGAAGTGGTCGCCAATGGAAAGCACTGCGGCGTTGAGCTCACGGGCTTTCGTGAGATCCGCCGTGAGCTTCTCGCGGTCGCACTTCACTGAGTCCCAGTGCCAGTCCGAAGAGAGCAGCACCCATAGGCGGGTGTTGAAATCAATGCGCGTGACGCTGCCATCAAGGCTTGTGACGTTCCACGGGTCTGATGCGTTCTTCCTGCGGAATGTGCCAGCGCTACGGCCCATCGCTCACCTCGCGGTATCCAAGACTCCAGAGCACGCGGGCAATATCCTTGCCCTGCTGCTCGACGTGCTCCTCAGACTGCGTTGGATTCAAGGCGTGCAGAAGTTCATGCACTAACACCTCGAGCTTCTTGCGGCCACGCATGCGAGCGTCAAGGATGATCCGTGGGTGCTTCGCCTTCTGGCTGAACGTGTACCCGTAGGCAGCACCCTTGAGCGTGGTAAAACGCAGCAGCCAACGCTCGTCGCCGTTCAGCGTGAAAACGTGATCGTCTGCCACGGCTCGCCCTTTCAAGCACCACCGTAGCGGGGGCGTCAACCGATGCCGATCTTGCGGCCCAGTTCGTTGAGCGCCGCCTGCCTCTTGGCACACCCGCAGTCACCGCCAGCCAGTTTGCTGACCCGCTCTTTGGTAATGCCGACCGCAGACAGCCCGGCAGCCACCATGTCGCCTAGGCCGGGCCTCGCTCGCGGGTACGCGGGGTGCGTCTCATCCACAGTGATGGTGTCGCCGTCCTGGCTGACGATGCAAGCCCGCACCTCCTCAAGCGTGTAGCCACGCTCGCGGCAGCGTTTATCAAGGTGGCCGAGGCGGCAGGAGATCATGGGAGTGGGTTGCACGAGTCCTGCAAACTAATAGTTCCAGTTAAAGGGCTTGCATCAATGTCGGCTGCGATTGAGTTCGCAATGCCTTCGACATAAGCAAACTGCGTCGGATAGCTTGATTTCCCGATAACACTTATTTCGGTCCATGCGGTAGTCATTGCTGGAAAAGTGCCAGACTCAGTCAAATACCTCCTGCAATCAGCCGATTGCTCAAGCACGCACGCCCGATCGCCCATACGCTCACAAGACGCCGAAACAGAAAACGATTCAACTTTTTGTATAGCGTAGATGCAAATAGAACTGATGGTGTTTATGCGGGTGTCCTTGTAGCTCACTTGTACATCCCTTACCCTGGTTAGTGTGTAAGCGCCATCTAAGCACCGCAACGTGGCTTGGTCACTTGCTGAGCACCCGAGTGTTTCAAGTTCACCAAACGTCGGCACTCTATTGTAAGTTCCGCTAGTTGACCCCGCAGACTGGGCGCTTGAGGATGACCTATTAGCCGTAGCAGTAAGGCGAGTCTCCTTACTGCTTGGGCTGCCCCACCCAGATATAAGGCTGTCGTAGGCAAAAGCAGCACTAGTTTTCAGGGTTTGCTTAAAAGACGAATTGCAATCGCATTGGCCGGAACTTGCTGACAACCCTTCAAAAGATGCCTCAACTGTGTACGCGCAAAAGTCTGGACAGGCACAAGCATCTTGACTGCACTCGCTATCGCAACACTCACACCCCGGCAGTAGCACCATCACGAGCACTCCGCAGCGATCAAGTACCACGCCGTGCCGTCCTTTGCGATCGCGCAGTTTTTGGTTGTCGCTGTTGCGGTAGTTCCGGTGATCGCCACAAAGATGTTTTGGGCGACCGCAGTATTGGGCGTTGATGTTACCCCGCGAAATGTCACGACCTTGGCAGAGTTCTTGCTCCACGTACCCGTAAACGTGCAGACGCGAAAGACTTTGCCCGCCACGCCGCCCGGCATTGGGTGGTCAAACGTCAGCCCCGGTTGGTTCCGGTCGCCGGCCTCGACGGTGCGAACCGCCTTAGCGATCCGCTGCGCCGCCGGGCGAGAGAACGACACAAACGACTTGCCAGCCGCCTGCCCTGCTCCGTTGCTTGCACCCTGCTCAGCCACGCTCAGCCCTCAACGATACTGACCACCAGCTGCGTGCCGGTTAGGTTGGACTGGGCTGCGTAGTTGCCAGCCGCCAGACGGCCTACGGCAGCCTCGCCGCCCTTTAGCGACACGCAAGGCACGAGAGCCCCTGCGGACAGCTGCCCGAAAGAAACTGCCGCTGTGGCCACCGTGGACAGGTTGCGAGCGAAGAACAGGCCAACGCTAGACATCGTGGCGGTCGTGATTGCCACAGTGCCGGCAGCGTTTGTCCCAGGGGTGAGCGTCAGCGTGTTGATACCGCTGGCACTGCAATCGGCAGTGACCCCAGACGCCACTAGGGCTTGGTTAAGATTGCCACGGGTAACTTGGGCGTTAATGTTCCACGTTAAGTCTGGCATGGCTGCTCCTACTGCTGTGTGGGTGTTCCGAAATACTGCTGGAAGTTCACGGCCTTATGCACGCGGCGAACTAAGACCGTGGGGGCACCCGTGGACAACGCGCCGGCTGACGTGAGCGGCTGCGGATTGCTTGCTGGCACTTGCTCAATGGGTTGACCGCTGCCTGGATCGTATGCCACCGTCACCCGTTTCTTGGTGCCGCCGTCCAGGTAGTTCCACCCGACGTTGGGCAGCTGGAGCGGCCACCCGTCAGGGCGATACTCCAGCGTGACCTCGACTTGCCAGTAGCGAATCTCCGATTCATTCACGACTTCGACGGCAGGCGTCGCAGCAATGCCGCTGCACTTCCATGTGTACTGGGCACCGCCAAGGTAGGCAGAAGAGTTGATTGCGTTGGTCACCGTCGTGGCCAGCCCGTAGTCGAACGTGGCACGGTTGCCGCTAATGGACGCCTGGAGCGTCGAAATATCTGTCTGCACGCCCTCAAAAAAGTCTTGGGCGGAGTTTTGCAGCGGCGTGAGAACGTCGCCACTCTCGTAGTAGTAGAGCGCCGGCACTTGCAGGCCCCCGGTGCTCCACTTCCAGATGTCTGCTCGAGCCAGCGGGTTGGGGTCTACGTTCTGCTGCTTCGGCAGTTCATAGTCCCACGTCACCTCGTAGTGCCAGCGTGAGCCGTTGTAGTTGGCTACGCTGACGTTCATAGCCTTGCAGTACGACGCCTCCGGGTGAGCCTGCAAGAACACCACGCCAGGGTAGTTGGCAATGTCGGTCTGCTTCGTCGTCGGGTCATCAACCTCAACAACGAACTTGCGCTGAAATACGGGCGGCTCGCCAAACTTCCGAGAAGCGGCAACGGTGGCAAGCTCGGTATAGGAAAGAATGGCCATCAGGCTGCAGCCCCCAAGATGTCCACCTTTTCCTGCTGCAACGCTCGAAGCTCAGCACGGATTTCGTCCAGTTTCTGCGTCTGCTTGCGATACTCGGCAATGGCAGGATCTTCTCGCCCCGACGCCAAGGCCAGGAACTGCGCCATGCCCTCGCTTGAGCGAACGTCTCCGGCCTTCAAGGCTTCGTTGGACTTGCCGCCGAGAGCGGACTGACGTTCAGCAACTACCTTGTCGATGTCTTCCTGCTTGGCGGCCATCTTCTCGTCAACCTTGGCAGCGTCCTCGGCTCGCTTGCGGTCTGCTTCAATCAGTTTCTGCTCGTTCTCCCTTCGGGCGGCGAGCATATTCATTTCAAAGTCAAACTTTTCTTTTTCTTCTTTCCTTTGTGCGTCAGCAATTGCTTCTTCGTTGGCCCGCCGGGCTTCAAAGATTTGCTGCTCTTGATTCGCGCGTTCCTGGGAAGACTTTTTGTCTGCATCGGCAATCGCCTGCTCGTTTGCGAGCCTTGCCTGATAAATCTGTAGATCTAGATCAAGGGTGTCTTTTGCTTCAGTTGGCCCTTGAGCCGCTGCCGCGTCTGCCGCAGCGCCGGCGGCAGGATTCTGGCCGCTTGCAAATGCCCGGCCAATGATTGGCACCTTCGACATAAAGGTGTAGAAATCCTTGATCTTCTGGCTGGCCCAATCAATCTGCTCGCCTATGTAGCCAAAGGCAGCATTCATGCCGCTGCGGATGGCTTCTACGACGTTCGTGAGCCCGACGATAAACGGAGAGAGGAAGGTTTGGACAACAGCCCCAGCGACTTTGAGCACAATGCCAAGGGTTTCGCCAAGCACGCCAACAAGCTTCAACACGCCTTCCACGACCGTCCCAAGCAGCGTGGCCACTGGTGCAAATGCTTGAGCGATTGGCGACACAATCGACGTGACGCCTTCAACTACGCCGCTGATGCCGTCCGTAAAGCCAGCAAGTCCAGACTGAACGGCCGCAAAGGCTCCAATGAACGGCGTCACGAACACGTCGGCCAGCCCAGCAAATGCACTCTCGGAACGCTCGCCGGCAGCAGTCGCCTCTTCCATGGCAAAAGCTAGGTTGTCCACCTGCTGGGCCTGCACCTGGCCAAGCTCAGCGTTTAGCGATTCCAGCGCGACGGTTCCGGCAGTGATTCCGGCTGCCATCTCAAAGGCTCGGTCCTTTGCGTTCAGAAACGCCTTGCCGAGATTGATCGCCAGCAAGGCACCGCCGATGAGCGGATTGCTCAGCCCCAGCACTGCAGCTGCCGTAGTTCCGGCGGCACCGCCACTGATGGCCAGGCCGATGCCAAGAGCCTTGGCGGCCAGAATCATCGTGCGGGCAGCCATGGCCCCCTTAAGAGCACCAACGGCAAAGTCCTTCAGCCCTGCTGGGTTGCGAATGGCGCTAAAGAGTTTCCACTGCAAGTACGTGTAGGCAATGTCTTTGCCAAATGCGATGACGCTAATGCCAGCATCGGCCACGCTCTTGGTGGCATCGCCAATCCCGCCGATCGCGCCGCTGAGCCCGTTCACGATCCGCTCAGTGACGCTGGCGGCTCTCGCCATATCGTCCACACTCGAGGTGGCCGCCTTCAGTTCTGCGTCGGCCTTGGCAACGGCCCTGCCGTAGACTTCTTGCGACAGAATGCCCTTCTGCATCATCGCGTCGAGCTTGCCGATAGTGTCGGCGTACTTCTCAGTCGGCGTCCGCAGTTCCGCCGTAATCTTTGCCGCCTGGCGAAACTCAGCAGCCGTGGCCTTTGCGCTGGCTCCAACCTTGGACAACTCGCGGTCTGCCTGCGCAACGCCAGCTGCTACGCCATCGGCGTTCGCGCTCAGCTGAAAGGCTAGGTCAAGTTTGGCCATGGGTGGGCGGTTTCAGTTTTGAAAGTTCTGCGGCTATCTCTTCACCAGACATCGGCGGCCGACGTATCGGCATGAAGTCTTCGGGCTTTGGCGTCCTGCCTTTGACGTGCGGGGCTATCGTGAGCGCCGCAAGCGTTCCGATCTGCTGCCACTCCCTGCCAAACGGCTCCACGTACCTATCAAACGCCATCCACTCTCTCAGCAACGTCACCGGCATTGCGTTGACGTATTCCCAACTCCAGCCAGTCGCTAACGCCAAACGAAACAAGAAGGCCCGGTCTGGCCGGGCTCTCAGTTTTTTGCCAGTTCCTCAATCGACTCATCCGAAAGGTTGTTGTGTTCCATAGCGGCCTGCCAAACACGGTTAACAACCTTGGCAGACTTTGCCGCCAGCTTTGCAACGTCGCCGTTGTCAAAGAGCCGGTTGCCCTTCTCGTCCACAAGGCACCGCACCAGAAACTTGGAGCGGAAATCGTCAACGCCTGTGTCTTTCTTTCGCATCCACTCGTTTTCGTAGGCGTCACGCTCTCCCACGCTCATCACTCGCACATAAACATCACCGCCCCACTCTGGCACGGTGAGCTTGAGCATTCCGAGATCGTCTGCGGCAAGAATCTGATCTTTGGTAAGGGCCGGCATTACGTTGTCGCTCCTAGTTTGAATGCCACAGAGTATTCCTGTAGCTCTCCTACACTAGCCCGCCATGCAAGCGATTGGATAATTGCAACGCCGTTCCAGTACTGCTCCCCGCCTAACCCAAACTTGTACACAATAAGGTCACAAGTCTGCCCGACTAGGGAATCAGTAATCTGACTGCGTGAGCGCATGACGAAAGACGCGGTGCCGTCGTCCGTGTCTGCTGGCCGAAACTTCTTCTTGCGGACAGTAGACGTGCGAGGAGTGACCTCAACGGTGTCAGCTTGCACGCCGTCAATAGACGCACTTGTGACTTCCTCGAAGTCAATGTCTCCGAAGTCGCCACTGATAGTGACGCCGATGCCCTGCGAACTAGTTGCCACGACGGCCTCCCGTCGTTACGCGACCTTGAACGAGAGCGACTGCTTGACGAGTTCGCCCACGCTGTAGGCCACGCTGGAGCTCGAAACGGTTGCCGTGTACGTCACCGAAGCAAACGTGAGTGCGCCGGCTGTCCCAATTTGAACAATGGCCGTCCCGAAAGCCTCAACAGAGATTTCATTGTCCTTAAGCGCGGGTGCCTGAAAGAGCCGATTGGCACCGCTGGTCTGCCCTAGATGCGACTGATCAAGCAAATCGCCGCCAGGCGTGACAGTGACGCTAGTGACGGTGTACGTGCTGCCGCTGAAGGTGAACGTATTGCCCTGCGAATCAGTCGCCATCGTGGCCTCTCCTAGTGAGTTATGGGCGGCAAAGCCCTATCCACAAACTAGGCGATGCCGTGGCAACCCTTGCAGTTACTCAACGCCGTCAATGGCGTTCTGCATGACGGCTTCAAGGTTGGCTTGCAGGGTTTCCTTCATGGCTGCCTTGTTCTGAAAATAGGCCAGCCACGCGAACCGGCGGGCCACAACTTTTCCACGGCCCGCACGCGGGGGCGTGCCGAGCTCCAGATACGGGCTGTGCGGGGCCACGCCCGACTTGTAGCCAACCAGCCCCACGACCGTCAGCCGTGACTTGCCACCATATTTTCGCACAACAGTGCCGGGCGACGCACGAAGCCTGCCAGTGCGGACCTTGGCTCCTAAGACGTTCTTTCGCAGTGCCCACAGGGCAGGCTGCAGTGCGTGATCGACGGCTTCCACAACCTCAGACGGCTCAACCTGAAAGGCTTCCGCCAATGCCTTTTCCTTGAGCCAGCGGGCATCTTTGGCCGTCGTGTTGATTTTGAACGTGACTTCTCGTGCCATCACGTTGCCTCATTGATTCGGAAGTCAAACGTCTGCACTACTGAGTAGTACGGCAGCATCTGGTCATCGGCTGGCAAGTCCACACCGTCAGCTTCAGTCTGTAGCGTGCTGCGTTGGATCGTCACGCCGGCCGTCGTGCCAGTCCAGCCATCCACCGCCAGGCGTACCGCTCGAGCAATCGACTTCACGCTCGTGTACGAAGTTCCGTACGTGGTCAGCTGCAGCGTCACCACGGGATTGCCGACGTTGCCGGCGAGCGACTGGGGACGCTCCACCGCAGTCCGTTGATACACAATCAGCGGCAGCGGCGCGCCCTGTGGGGCAATCAGCGGGTATACCCGCGTGCTGATGAGCGAAGAGACGGCCGTGCGGCTCGTCAGGCGTGCGTACAGAAATGCTTCTGGGGCTTCGGGCAGGCTCATGGCGTGTTCCTTATGCCACCGTTACCGGATCTGAAAGCGGTCCATCCCCAACGGCGTTCACGGCGCGGACTTGCATCACGGAACCGACTACATACGTGTCCGAACTAGATTCGGTCCACGGTGCGTCGCCGCCGTCAGGCTCCACTAGCTCACCGTTTCTGTAGAGCTTGTACCCCGTGAGAGCAGAACCGCCGTCACTGGGAGTTGTCCACTGAATGGGATCGACATCCCTAGCGGTATAAATCACAGGAGCGGAAGGAACAGTGGGCACGAAAGATGCGTCTCTTTTTTCAGTGCAGACGATTTCCTGATAATCCAACCTGTCGTGTTCCGTTATTTGGCCGATCTCCAGAACCCTGTTTCGGTACACAATCCGCATGGCTGACGTGAGACCGTTGAGGTAACGAATCCGCACCTTGTGGCTCATGAATCCAACGGCTTCGGCGTACCGCTCAGTTTCTCGAGCCGACAGCGGCTGCACGTCGGCCCACACGGTGGCAAAGGTGGACCACGTTAGCACCGGCTCGCCAACTTCGTTCGCCGTTGGAGACGGTTGCTGAATCGTCACACGGGTCCACATTTTTCCAGCCGGAAGCATCATCAGCAATAACTCCCCCACCGCAGCGTGTTGAGCATCGCTTTGACGCCAAACGGAACCTCATTCAAGGCCGCCTCTTGGGCTGCGTCACGGTTGCTCCACAGTTGCGAGACGATCAGGAGAATGGCGGACTTCACCGGGGCCGGCACGCTCGTGCCATCAGATGAGTAGCCAGCCCACCACGTCACCGTGACGCTGTTCTGATCAACAAGGTGCGAGGGCCACGTCTGGCCGTACAGCGGGCGGCAAACCCCCGGCGTGGCCTGGCGGTCCACTCGGTACGCAGTGGCGTCCAACGTAGCCGTGGTGCCGCTCACAGCGGGCGTGTACGTGATCGTGATGGCCGTGGCCGTTCCGGCCGTCACCATCGGCGGGCGTGGCAACTCCAAGTCCAACTGCGGCACGGTGCCTTGGCGGCCGTCAATGTTGTTGCCGTCCGCCTTCAAGCCAAACTGCACCGGCGAGCCGATGGCCCCGTAGAACGAGTCCACGCGCATCTGCCACCGCGTATTACAAAACGTCCGGTCGCAATAATCCTCAGCCCAACGGGTAGCCGCCGTGATAAGGTTGCCAATCAGGGCATCGTCGTCTGTGTTGTCGATGCGCAGGTGCAGCTTGGCCTCTGCTAGCGTTACGGGGTTGCTGGCGGGTTCCGTACTGCGAATAAGGCTGCGGTATCTCATCGGCGCTTTCTCCTGCGCGGTGCGTCTGCGGTTTCCACGTCGCGGCGCTCAACGGTCGCCACCTCGAGCAGGGGCTGCTCCTCGACGTGATTGACGGCGTAGCCATGCAGCACAAGGCTCTTGGCTGGCCCCTTGTCCATCACGATCACGTCACCGCGTCTGTACGCTTGGTAGGGCCGAACGAAACGGATACGGGATTGGTCATCTCTCATGCGTTCATCTCCCCGTGTTCAATGCTGCCCCACGCCTCGGGCGGCCTGCGGCCACCCTTGTTCCAGTAGTCGCTGGGGCTCTGGTAGACGGGTTTGAGGTCTCTTCCCGGCCACGTAAATTTCAACTCTGCGTGGCCGATCGCCACCTGCGGGGCAATGCCCAGCGTGTTGCCAGCGGCCTTGAACTGACGCCAGAAGTGAATGTCAGGGTCCGTCCTTGTCACCTCGCCGGCAGGGGCGTCACCCCAATGGCCATCTGGCCTGGGCGTGCCCAGGAACCACGGCGTTGCCGTCCGCTTGAGTGCTGACGAGCGAATGAGCGTGCAGCCAAAGTGGGCAGTTTCGACGGGCTGAATCACCGCCTCAAACCATGCGTTGGGCAGCTGAACCATGCCAATGGTGCCGTCGTGCCCCTCGGGCGTGAACATAGGCACGCCCTCGTCACGCTTCGTCTGCAGCGGGGCCACAGCGTCGTACCCGCTGATCAGCGCCGCCGTCATCAGCCGTTGGATGGTGTCGGCCTCGTACACGCTGTCGAAATCGACAACTAGAACCCAGTCAGTCCGTTCAATCATGTCCAGCAGGACACGATCTAGGCACTGTTCCCAGAATGCCCCCGTGAACTTGGTAGGGCGAATGTTCAGCGGCAGCAGGCTCTGCATCGTGCAGAAGAAGTTGTCTTGAAAGCCCAAGCGGGGCACAGAGAACGCCGCTTCGACGCGCAGATCGTGCTCGATGTTGCCTACGCGAAACTTCACGAGTGCTCCTTGGTAAACGCCAAACGGGCGGCCGGGCGAACCCAGCCGCCCGCTGTTGGGCGTTTTATCAAGCGTGTCCAGCGTCAGAGGCTGGCGTAGTTGTTCACGCCAGCCGTGGTGGCGTCAGTCGAGAACGATTCGGCCTTGCTAAGCCGGGCATTGGTGACAACCGCCACCGTGTTGCCGGGGCTCGTCACCACCGTCAGGTAACGCTTGCGGCCACGCAGGTCGATATTGAAACGAGCCACAGCCCCGACGTTCGCGCCGGTCGTGCTGCCGGCACCAGCCGTCACCGAAAGGCCGGACACGTCCGCTTGGCCGGAGCCACTGGCGTCCGACTCCTGCACCTTCAGCACGCTGGCGTAGGACGAGGTGGCCGCCGTGAACGGCGAGAACACCACATCAATGGCCGCATACTTGAAACCGAGCGTGTCGATCTCGTGCGAGTGCGTGGCCGAAGCCGCAACGCTCGCCGCAGCCTTCGTCACGCTCTTATTGCCGCTGGCATGGTTCATGGTTCAAAGTTCTCCTGGGAAGGGTGAGTCAGGTTCAGGCAAGCTTAAGAGCCACGACCGGGCCAGCTTCGGTGGTTGAGCCGAGCGAGTGCACGTTGATGTCGAGCCGCTGGATGGCACGGAAGGCAGTCTGGTCCGCCTCGAAGTAGCGATCAGTGCTGGACGCAACCTGCATGTCGGACTTCACCGCCATGATTCCAGCCAGCGACAGGTCGCCAACGTAGGCAGCGATCGTGCCTGTGGTGGGGGCCGCAGTCATCTTGAGAACCCACACGACTGGCAGGCCAAGGAACGTGTTGGGCGTGCCCTGAGCGAGGTTCGCAGCCGTGTTGCCGCCCGACAGAGCACCGATGGTGCCGCTGCCAGCCGTGCCGCTCGACAGCATCATGCGCTGCACGCTGTTGTGATAGACGCTGGGGTGCATGTACCAGGCCGAGGTGCCGATGGCGTAGCGGGGAAGCTTCGCCAGAGCACCGAGGTAGTCGTCAATGTCCAGGGCCGCAATCGACGTGTTGCCGGTGGCTGCCGTTGCAATCGACGCGGTGTGCGTGCCGTCATCAATCTGCACGAGGCCACGGATACCGCCGTAGGTGCTGGTGCCGGTGCCGTTGAACGCGGCATCGTCAATCGCACCCGAAAGCGAGGTGGCGTATTCCTGTGCCAGCCACGACGCAACCGAGATGGCATTGTCGGCCAGGAGCTCGTTGCTGACCTTGGTGGCACAGGCCAGCTTCTTGGCCACCAGCTGCACCATCGTTGCGGTCGGGTCGCTCGTCGTGATGGTGCTGTTCTCGCCCAGCCAGTACGAGGTCACGCCGGTCAGGCGGCGAGGTACCAGAAGGGTATCGCTCGACATGGTGACGTTTTGGAACACGTTCATTGCCACGCCGAACTTTTCAACAAGGCGAATGATGGTGTTGCTGAAGTCCTCAAACACGAGAGCACCGCCGAGGCTGTTCACCTGGCCGCCCATGTCGCGGTACTCAGCGCCGAGGTGGTCCGAGCACCACTGCCGGGCGTTCCGGTCACCGAAGTGGGCCTTGAGCCACTGGCCGCAGCGGTGGGCCATTTCGGGCGACTCAAAAATGCCGGGCTTGTAGCCACGGGTCGAAATGGGCTCAATGCGGGTCTTCACGTCGGTTGTCTCCACGGGTGCAGCGCGGTGCAGAACCTTGAGCAGTTCAGCCTTGCGGGCCTCAGCGGCCTCGCTCTTGGCAATCGCGGCCTTGATCCGCTCAGCCTTGGCGAGCAGGGCGTCGTACTTGGCCTGTCGGGCCTCAATGGCCTCAACGGCGGATCGCTCGCCCTCGACGGGCATGGCGTCGGCGTTCTCAACAGCCTCGTCAGCAGCAACCTCTTCATCGAGCATGCCGAGCTCAGCGAGAGTGGCGGCGAGTTCGTCGAGAAGTTCCTTAACCTTGCTGGCGGCCATGTGTGTGGCTCCTGTGTGCGGTAGGTGGTGACCTATTCGCACGGTAGAGCCTTGGCTGGCACTCCTTGCAGAATGCGTGCTGCGAGTAGTTACCTAGTTAGGTAACGAGCGCCGGCGAATCTCGCACGACTTCACGCACTGCTTCGCAGTGTGCCGGCAGTTCGGGCACCGCAGATACCTCGTGCAGACGTTCGCCTTTTCCACAGACGCATACACGCCAAGACGTGCAGAGCGGCAGTGGCCGCAGACATCACCCGACTTTGTGGCCATGCTGCCTCAGAAACCTACGAATCGCCTTCTCAGACTTCGCATCCCGTCGAAGTTCCGGCAGCTTCAGCGCCGGTCGGTGCGATTGTAGAAACCGCTCATAACTGCGAACTGCTACGCCCGTGGTGGCCTGCTCATACGCTGGCGTCAGGACTGGGCTAACGTCATAGACGCCCTCCACCTCATGCACGCTGCGGATTGCCGTGCCGTCTTCGTCTTTGTCCCACGACTCCTGGCCAATGACGAAAGCGAAGCTTGAGCCCCACACGTCACCTCGAGCGATGAGCGTGGAAAGATCCCGGCCCAGCTGCGTGTCAGGCACCTCAACGCTGTACCGCATGCCCTCGTCATCGGTGTCCACCGTCAACGTGCCGCTGCGGGTTGATCCCAGCACGTAGTTGGGGTCGTGGTTCCACAGGGCAACGACGGGGTGCGCCTGCTCTTTGAGGGCACGAGTAAACGCCCCCGGCATAATCTGCTCGCGGAACGTGCCCAGCATCGTGCTGCGTACGTTGTACTTGGCCGCATAGCCCCCGATATACGCCTTGCCGGCTTCTCGGGTTTCGAGCGTCAGCGGAAGAGCCACGCAGCGGCGTTCCATTTCGATGTTCATGTTTCGGCCCTCGTTGTCTGCGGCATCCATCTGCCGAGTGAGTTTGTTTGCCCATGCCTGGCCGGGATCGCCGCCCCACAGAGCCCAGGCGATACGCCCAGCACTGGGAAACCCGTCTTGGCTTGGCTGGAATCCTTGGCCCTTCTTGTCCACCTCATGACGAGCGAAATACGACGCCATGCGGCGTGCAGTGTCGGGGCTGATATTCGTGCCGTTGGACAAGTCACGAGCACGGGCCACGCCAATGCCTGTTCCGCCACGGTTGAACTCGTCGCGCCATGCCAGCCCTCTGGCGGCCTCCTTGCGGACACCATCAGGTGGCGTGAAGTCGATGTTGTCGTACTTAGCCATTTGGCTTCTTGCGGGGCTTGCGAGAGCGTGGCATTGGGCTAACAGGCTTAACGGAACCTTCCGGCGGCGTCGTGCCGTTCAACAAATCGTCCGTGTACGACTGGGGCAGGTTGTCGGCCGGGGCGGGCTCGCCAGCGTTGCCCACGCTGGCATCTGCCGCGATGCCCTGCATCGTGGTCAAGTTCATCTGCATGTACCGCTGATCGCCTTCTGGGCCGATCGGGTTCATGTTCAAAACCTCGCGGCACTCGTTGACGCTGTAGATGCCGGTGGTGAGCATCGTCTGCAGCCACGCACCTTGGGCGGCCAAGTCGCCACGCAGCAGGCCACGGGTATCGAACTCAGCGAAGTACACCTCGTCCTGCGTCACCAAGTCGCGTGTGATGGCGGATTCCCAACGGCGAAACCACGGCAACAGCGTCTGCTGCACCAAGTCGATGGCGGCCTGCTCCTGGCTCGCGTATCCCACTTTGGTTTTGTCTTGGACATACGACGGGTCAACGCGGTAGGCCCGGCATATCTCAACCGTCTGATACGCCCGCGTCTCAAGGAACTGGCTCGCCTCGTTGCTTGCTTGCACGTCCTTCCAGTGAACACCCTGCGGCAGCACTGCCGTTCTATGAGCCCGGTCAGCGCCCCTGTGAATTCTCTCAAACTGCTCACGCAAACGCTCGGCAGTCTCAACCGTGATCGGGTTGTCGCTTTCCATCAGCCCCGACAGCCGGCAGGCGTTGCCGAAGTACGATCCGCCGTGAGCCTCAAGGGCTTGGGCCAGGGCGATAGCGTCACGCGAGAGCGTGATGGGCAGCATTCCAGTCACGCCGTCTTGGCTCAGCCACCGCAGGTGGAAAATCTGATCCTGCCGGTAGTACGACTCGGTGCCGTTCTGCTCTCGGTAGCAGTACCGCAGCGTGCCGTCCTCCAGCTGCTTCACCGTCATGCGGCTGGGGTGCAGCGGCCAGAGCTCAGTGACAGCCCCGGCGGAACCGCTGCGGATCTCAGCGTAGGCGTTGCCGTACAGCAGGCAGTGAGCCGTCAGCATCTCGCGGAACTCAAACGACGTTTGCCAGCCGTTGGGTGCCTGCGAAAGAATCCGATACAGCGGCAGATCGCGGGCACGCTCTTTGCCGCCCTCTTGCAGACGACGATACAGGTGCAGCGGAATCGTGGCCACGTTTTCGGCAATCAGCCGCACGCAGGCCAGCACCGCCGAGCACATCAGCGCCGTTTCAGGCGTGATGCGAACCCCGGCCGGGCCTCGAGCAGGTGACTCGCTCCACCCGTCGCCGTACGAGCCACGCAGATCAATGATGCGGTACGACTTCTCGGGCGTCTCGGCGTTGGCAATCATATCGTGTGGATTTCCCAGGTTTGTTCTGGCTTCGGTGCCGTCGCCTTCTGCCAGAGGCCAACGGCCTCAACGAGCCCAACCATGCCGTCGATGCGTTCCGTGCTCTTGCTTTTGCTTGGCTTGATGTCGCCTGCGTGGTTCATTTCGATGGCAACTGAACTGGCCATCCACGACAGCAGCGGGTTATTGGCGTGCCGCAGCTTTCCCGAAAGCACCAGCGTCTCCAGAAACTTGGCAGGGCTCGACATTGAGCCGAAACCCTGCCTGAACTCTACGATTTCAAACCCGTCTCCTTGCAGTTGCTGCGAGATGTGCTGAGCGTTCCACGGGTCAATGCCCATCTGCCGAATCACGAAACGCTTGCTGATTTCGTTGATGTCTCGACGCACGGTGTCGTAGTCGGTGGCGTTGCCGTCCGTGAGCCGCAGCAGCGGCCCGTACTCGTTGCGTTCCTTGGCCCAGTCAAGATAGGGCACCTTATCCCGGTGTGCCCGGCCTTGGGCGTTCTCGGAAGCGGCCCAGAAGAATGGCAGCACGTCAAAGGTGCCGTCCTCGTCGGGAAAGAGATACACGGCGCACGTCAGGTCCGTGGTGCTTGACAAGTCCAGCCCAACGTACGCCTGGCGGCCGTCGAGTGGTCGCAACTCGCCGCCGCACGCAGCCCACTTGTCTGGCAGGATCCACCGCACGTCTGACGCCGTGGCCACGTCCAGCCGGTAACGCAGGAACGAGTTGAGTTTGCTGGGGCTGTTCTTGGCTTCTAGTGCGTCTGCCGCGAATGACTCCAGCGTGATGGTGTGCCCCAGCGACGGGTTAGCCTTATGCCACGTCGCCTCTGCAAACGGGTCATCCGCCTCATCGGCCTTGAATACGCAGCCGAAGAAAGCCGGGTCTAGCTTTGGATCTGCGGCACACCGCTCGGCATAAGTTCTCTGCTCCCACCAAAGCGCTTTTCGGTCCAACTCCCCGGCCGTGGTGATGGACAGTAGCAGCGGTTGCCGGCGGGAAGCACCGCCGTACCTGAGCGCGTCCCACAGGCGGCGATCGCGTTGGGCGTGGAGCTCGTCAAAGAGCAGGGCGTGAATGTTCAGCCCTTCGGCACGGAAGGCGTCGGCGCTCAACACCCGGTAGAACGAGTTGCTTGCCCGGTGAATGATCGTCTTCCGCGAGTCCACCACCTCGAGCACCTTAGAAAGTGCAGGTGACGCCCGCACCATGGCAGCGGCTTCGCGGTAGATGATGCCAGCGGATTCACGGTCAGTGCATGCCCCATAGACTTCGGCTCCTGGCTCCTCGTCAGCTAGGAGCATGTACAGGGCAATGCCTGCAAGCAGCGTACTTTTGCCGTTCTTCTTTGGCACCTCAATGTAGGCCACCCGGTGCTGCCGCATGCCATCGGGCTTCAGCCTGCCGAACAGCTCGCGGAAGATGTCGTGCTGCCACGGCAAGAGCTTGAAGTGCTCGCCGGAATGCTGGCCCTTTGAGTGACGCAGCACGCCTTCAAAGAACCGCACCACTCGCCGGTATTTAGCCTCGCCAGCCGGCGAAAGCTTAGGCACCTTCGGAGGCGAAGAACGCTTCAAGATCGTCTTTGGGCGTTTCGGCTTTCGTCCCAAGTCGCACCCTGCTGCTCGGTGTCAGTCCGAAGTCACCCATCAGGCTGGACTGCAACACGACGAGCCCGCGATACAGACTGCCAGCGGGATTCGGTTTCACGCCACCGAGATCCGTTTTGATTGTTGGGCCGCTGGCCCTGAGCTCGAGCAGGCAGGCTTGAGCAGCTGCGTGGACTTCGCACAGCGTGGCCAGTGCTTCGCCGTCACCCGTGGTCAGCACGCCCATACTGGCAAGGATGTCAACAAGTTCGTGCCACTTGGCAACCGCAATCGGCTCAACGGCCAGGCGTTCCGGCATCGGCGGCGTGCCGGGCGGCGCGGACGGTTCGCGTTTGGCCGGGCCGCGTTGGGTGCCCTCAAGAATCTTGATGGCGGTCGGCTTTGGTTTTCGGCCCATCGCGTTCGGCTTTCAAAAACGGCGTCGGATTTCTGCCGCACGCACGCAGAGG